GTTATTATTTGATAAATATTAAACATATCTTTATATTCTTTATAAACATTACGATTTAGTTTCATAAATGCTCCAATAAAATATTATCCACACTTAAAAATAAGTGTGGATTTATATTATGATTCTGTGATGCCTGAAATCTTTGCTTGACCTTTAGGTTTGTTGCAAATGATGTCTGCATATTTTACAAGTGTTGCTTGATATGTTGGTTTTCCAGGTGTTTGTTTGATTACCCTGCCATCTTCGCCTTCAAGCCATTTCCAATCGCAAAGTTGATGCAAATTAAACTCGTTTGTGTTTAATAAATACATAGTGTTAGCTGGTGCGAATCTGTCAGATACTAATGGAATTCCATTGTATGAAATAGCCTTATATCCGCCTTCCAATTCAAGGATGTTTACGTTTGTTCTATATGATGCCAAATAGCTTTGATAGTTTCTCTTTACACCTGATGAGCAAACAATAAAGTCAACCTTGCTATCAGCATCTTCTTCCATATTGTCGATTGCTGTTTGAATAACAATGTCGGTGATGTCTGAAGTTGCACCATCTTTAGAAATGTCTTTTGTATATGGAACTAACCAGTTATATGCAGCTTTGTCAAGACCATAAAGTGAGCCTGTTGTTTTGAAGATTGCTCCAAGACCGGTGATTTCGTTGTTATAAGAACCTTGAACACAAAGTTTGTAACCAAGGCTATCATAAGCGCTTGCTGTAAATGCTGCTGCAAAGAAAGTTACAGTGCCTGTTGTTTTGTCGATGGTTTTGATTCTAAGGTTTTGTTTGATTGGGTTGCCTGAACCAGAAACAATATCAACAACCATTCCTTCAATTAAGTTTTTAGTTGAATCAACCATGAGGCTAGTTTCATCGTTCTCTGTGATGTCAGCGAGGAAGCCTGAGCCGTCGCCATACAACATTCTTCCAAAGTTGAAAATGCTTGCTTTTAAAAGTCCGTCCATTTCGTTTGTGAGCAAGTTTACGAATGCGCCTGAAGAGTTTTCAGATGCACGGATTGCTTTGTCAGAAATCTCAAGTTTGCCATAAAGGTTTTTAAGTGAAAGAACAAATTGTTCATAGTTATTTTCTGCTGATACAGGGAGTTCACCTGTTTCGGTTCCTGCACCAATGCCACCATTAATTCCAAATGGTGCAACCTTTCTAATTTCTTTTCCCCACACATCTGCTGTTGTTTGGTTGATTCTTGCAAGAAGTGGGTTGATGTTTGTGTTAAGTTGATTTGATAATACACCAAGGTATACTTCCTTGAGTGCGTTATCGGCAGTTGATAGTGATACCATTAATTCTCCTTATTTTAACATTTTTGAAAAGATGTCCCCTGCTTCCTTTAAAGTTTTTGGTGTGGAAATACTTGGTGAAAAATAAATATTCGAAGAGTTTCCAGATATAACTTTTGGAGCGGTTTGAACATTGTTTAGTGTGGATAAATATTCTTCGATGATTTTTTCTTTAAGCTCTTTATTTGACTCGATATATTTATTCACATAGTCTTGGTTGTTTAAAGTTTCTGCAGTTTTACGTTCGGCTTCTTTAATAATTTTAAATGCAACAAGATTTTTATTTGGCAGATTTGAAATATCATTGTTTTGCTCCAAAATCTCCGCGATTTCCTTTTTATATTTATCCAAATCAGTTGAATCATTTAAAATATTTTCAAGTGAATCATTGTTAGAAGAAAACGCAGTTTCATTTAAATTCTTTTGAAATTCAGCTAATCTTTGGCTTTTTCTAGTGAATTCAGCTTGAAGGTTATTGTATGCCTCAAGTAATGATTTTGCATCTTTAAACTTGCCAAAATTAGAGTTCTCGCTGTTTTCTGAAACTAGTTCAGGTTCAGCTTCGAGTTGTTCTAAGTTTTCATTTTCCATATTATTTATCCTCTTTTAGATATTGTTTGTGTTTGTTTATATGACAGATTAATTTGTCTAAATATTCCTTATCGGTATTTTCGTTGTCTGCAATAATGAATTTTGTGTGTTCATTAATATGTATTTGATGTTCGTCAATTTCAAGTGGGTCCTCAAGGTTTGTTAGTGTCAAGTTTTCTTTTGAGGCTTTTTTTCTATGAAGTTCTTCAAGGTCATCAAAAGTGCACCAATTATTAAAACCAAGTTCAGACAATATTTTCTCTTTTGTGTCGTGTGATATGGTTCCGTTTTTGTCTTGAAAGATTCCTTTTTCTAGTAGCTTGATAAGGAGTTCTTTTTTATGAGAATTTGTATTGTCGAGTTCGTTCTCACAATCTATAGTGATGTTGTCGCAAGAAATGTCATTGTTTGTCCAATAGAACAGTTCAAGCATTCCATTGTTGTCAGCAAGTTTGTTGAGCCTTATAGTGCTAGCAAATTGTTTGTAGAGATATAACGCTTGTTTAGCGATTTGTGTTAACGAAGTTCTAAGATGTTCGGCAGTAAATGATAATCTGCTTTCGTCTTCTTCGACCAAGAGTGAAATTGCTGTTCCACTGTTAATGCCTGCAGGAAGAGTTGTGTTTGTTGAAATTTCACTAATACACGACAAGTTGTTTAATTCGTTTAGAAGTTTTGTTTCTTCTTTTTCAAAATCTTCAGGGATTGTTCCAGGGTCTAAAAACTTTGGAGGTGTTGAGCCGTTCCTATAAACTATAATTTTACCAGGTTCAATTCCGTTAATTTCCAAGTTGTCAATATCAACAGAGCCATCTTCTACTGTTAAAACGCCAGATGTAAGTCTGCTTAAAAACTCGTGTTTTCTGTTTTTTAATGAGTTATATGCTCTTTGAAGAGGAATGCATCTTTCAATAACGCTCATTCCCCAGAAACAAGAAAGTTGTTTGATTGAGACCTGTTTTATGAATGGATAAGTTCTAACATTGCTTTTTGAATTGACGTATGGAAGGTCTCCGTCGTAAAGAAGTTTGTCTTTGCAAACGATTGTGAGTTTTCCGTTTGGGTGTCTTTTGGTTGGTTTTTCATAACGCTCAATTAACAAAAGATAATCGTGTTTTTTTGAATGAAGAACTTTTGTATAGTTGCTTCTGCCAGAAAAGTTTGAGTTTGATGTGCTGTTTGATAGTTCAAACAAGTCGACATCTTCACCTGCAAGGTTTACTCCCCACACGCTGTTAATTTCTGCTGCTGGATATGCTCTTGTTTCAATGATTGAAGAACAATCTTCAAGTGATTCGGAAAAATTTGAATCGGGATAAATTTCAAATGGTGAGCAAACTGAAATTTTTACATCGCCGCCATTTTTTGATGCGACCTCGTTTGTTGAAAGTTGATTTGTGTCCCAAGAAACTTTATAAAAACTAGTTCCGGTGATTTCGCTCCAGTGTGTTGCTGTGTTTACTAGTGACGAAATATTATTTTCCTTGAAATTTGAGGATAAGATTGCTTTTGCAAGTTTTGCGCTGTAGGTGTCGGCGTCGGTATTGCTTGATGGTTTAACTTCTACTTGTGGCTTTACTTTATTGAGTTTTGAAAGTCTGGATTCAATTATTGGTGCAATGTGGTTATAAACTTCGCGGTTTTCCCATATGTAGTTTTTTTCAATTTCAGAAAGATTCCCGCTTGGCATTATGTAGCTATATTGATTTCCTACATAAAAATTCATATTAAGTTCCCAAATCAGTTCATATGGTCGTCGCTCTTCTTGTTTTTGTTTAAAATCATTTGTGACAAAATCTACAATGACTTTGTCTTCTTCTTTGCTGTAAAAATACTTTGAATTACTTTTCATTATTTTTCTTATTGTCCTTAAATAGTTTTTGGTATTCTTTGAAACAATGGTCACAAAGGTATTGATTGCCTTTGAAACTATTGGTTATTAATTCTTGTGTTGCTGGGGCAAAACATAAAACACTATCACATTTTATATTGCTGTTGATTTTGTTAATTTTCATTTAAGAGTTCTCCAAGAAGTTTGTCTTTTAGTTTGATTAATTCTTCGTCTGACATTTCGTTTAAATCATTCTCATTCACCTTTTCTTTATTAATTTCAAACAGAATTTTAATAGCGAGCATATCAGGCGGAATATAGTGTTTGGTAATTTTTTTCTTAACCAAAGTAAGTGTTTGAGCCTCATTTTCTTCTTTTCCATTTGATGATTTTAGTGTAACATTTGATTCTTTGTTTTGAGTTTGACCCGTGACAAAATTATCAAACATTGAAATGTTTTGAATGGAATTTTCACGAAACTTTGATTTATTTTGCGTTTTTTCATACTCTTCTTGTTCTTCATAATAATAAAATCCATTTGCTTTTTTTAGAAGAATGTCAATTAGTTGTTTTTGTATTTTGTTTTTATTCATTATCTTTTTAAAAGTTGCCTATATAGTTGTTCCTTGTGTTGTTGAATTTGAGACTTTTTCTGTTTTTGTGAAATAGGTTTTTCTTGAAGGTTCATAATGTAGTATCGAAGTTCGTCAAGTGAATGGTCATCTTTTTTAACTGGTGAGTCGTGACTGCTCCACCTGTATGTTTTTATTTCGCGAATTAAATTTGTGCAGCAAGAAAATATGAAGAGTTTGGTTTTTCCTTCAATATTTTTTAGGTATGTTTTTACTTTAGATATTCCACTTAAAACATCTTTATTTACTTTTGGATTTACCAAAATTCCATTTTCATAAAATAAATCCGAAACACTTTTTTGTGATGCTAATGTTTTTTGGTTGGCTGCACTGTCGATTAATGATTCAATCATTCCATTGTGATTTTTCTTCCAACCAAGTGAGTTTGAAATTTCTTTTATTTTTTGTGAGTGATATTCTATTGTTTTATTTTCTTCATAGTGTTCAGCGATTACGTAAATGTTTCCGTCATAATCTTTTGCGTACCAGTGGCAAGAAAGTGGATTTGATAGTCCTGGGTCGATTGATAGTGTGTCAAACCAACTTGGGTCGACTTTAAAAGGAGTTATTACGTGTGTGTTCAAATCAAATTCAGTGTAAACTAACCCAGAATCAATAGAAGAAAATCGACCAAATTTTCTACTTTCAATCTCATCACTTGACATAGTAAGTGAAAGTCGTTCAATTTCTTTCTTGTTTAAATATGGATTATCATTCCAAGAAATAAAAAGATAAAATACTTCAGGGTCATTGAGATTGTTTAGGTAGATTTGTTCGTAGATAAATGTTAATCCTTTGAGTGGTGTCATTGTGCCAAATATCTCACCATTTTTATCGAGGACTCTCATTTTGCATTCGTTGTAAATATCTTCTGGTGGTTCTTCATCAAACCAAACAAAATCTAAACTTGAGCCTTGAAATTTTTCTCTGCCTTCTTCACACGATTTAAACCAAATTTTGCTGGTGTTTCCAAATGTGTTATTAACTAATATGCATTCAATGATTCCTGTGTCTGGGTTTGTTTTCTTTCCGCTTGTCATAATGATTTCTTTTATTGCTGACTTTGGTAAATATTTTAATATTTTTGATTGGGCAACTTCTTTTTGGACTCTTTGTGAAAGACTTACAACCCAGCACTCTGTTTGTGGTTTGTTTTTCTTAAACGGATGAATTCCAAGCGATAGCCAAATTGTTTCAACTGCACCGCACTCTGTTTTGCCTGTTCGATTTCCTCCAAACACCCACCTGTTTCTTTTTTGAGACTTGTGAAATTCTAGTTGTTTTTCGTGAACAATTTTTCCTGTATTGTAATTTTTTAAAGGTAAAATATTTCTAGATTTTATTATTTTGGAAAGTTGATTTAATTTTAAAATTGAGTCTTTTTTCATAATAGTAAAAGAAAGAATATTTGTTTTTATATTTTGAC